TGGAAACATTTAGTAAACATTGTAGGTTCATCTTGACTTGTAATTTTGTCGAGAGAATAATTGACCCGATACAATCTCGATGTCAAACATTTCAGGTCATACCACCAAATAAAAATGATGTAGCAAAACATCTACATAATATTTTAACCCAAGAAAGTGTGAGTTATGAAAGAGAAGATTTGGCTATATTAGTCAATAGTGGATATCCTGATATCAGACGAGTTATCAACGGAGCTCAAAGACAATCGGTAGGTGGTAAATTAGAGATTGATAAACAGAGTATCGTGGAGAATGACTATAAATTAAAGTTATTGGAAATATTAGAAAAACAAGATAAAAAGAGTGCATTCAATAATGTTCGTCAGTTGATGGCAGATGCAAAAGTTACGGACTTTGCAGATTTATTTCGTCTTTTATATGACGAAGTTGATACTTATGGTAAGGGACATATCGCCGAATGTATTTTAATAATAGCAAAATATGAATTAAGTGATGCCCAAGTGGTTGATAAAGAAATCAACGCTATGGCAATGATAATAGAAATACTACAAGTTATAAAATAAGGAGTTATAATGTATTACGAAGCAACGGTTGTATTCATTGAGGAAATACAGACAAAAAATGGAGTGAAAGAAAAGAAAGTTCGTAAGGTTTACTTGGTCGAATGTGATTCAGTAAGTGTCGCAGAAGCAAAGGTAAATGAATGGTTAAAGACATCACCTTTTGCTTTTGAAACCATAATTGCAAAACAATCCAAAATAGTAGATGTGGTAGAATAATGGAAAGAAAATATTGGGGTGAAAAGAAATCACCCGCACCAAAAAGTGCATCACCAAATGGTGGTAAACCAGAAAAACATATATCAGTTCACGAGAACAAGATTTATTACTATGCTGGTGTAAACCGAGATAGTGCATCTGAACTCAATAAAAAGATAGGTGAGTTGGAATCTAAAAGTTTAACATTATGTCATAATTTAGATTTAGACCAACCACCAACACTTAGAATATTCATTAATTCAGGTGGTGGTTCAGTTGTAAGTGGTATTTCATCTATGGACACTATACTAAGAACAAAAGTTCCAGTACATACTTATGTGGATGGATTCTGTGCTAGTGCAGCAACCTTTATGTCGGTTGTTGGTAATTTCAGATTTATGAGTAGAAATTCCTATATGTTGATTCATCAATTATCAACTCAATTTTGGGGAAAGTATTCAGAATTTGAAGATGAGAAACAGAACCTTGATTTGATGATGACCACAATTAAAAATGTGTATAAGAAATATACTAAAGTTCCTATGAAGAAACTTGATGAGATATTAAAACATGATTTAATGTGGGACGCAGAAACTTGTTTAAAGTATGGATTGATTGATGAGATAATTTAATGAGAGTATTAGTTATAGGAGATAGTTGCCAAGATGTATTTGTCTATGGTGATATAGAAAGAATTAGTCCAGAGGCGCCTATTCCAGT